TGTGGAATTTTATCTTTGTAATATCTGAAAAATAATAGAGGGGCAATAAATAATAATGAACTCAAGAATAAACACATAAAAAATGATGTTAGTGTATTTGAGTTAAAACTTTTAAATATTGTAACAAAGGCAACATTTTTATCAGTTTTCACAAGATATTCTACGTATCTAGTTAAAAATCTTAAAAAACCATAAGGCATTAAAATTACGTAGAACAGAAAAGATAACCAAAATTGAATAGTTTTAAAAATATTATCCATATATAATTCACCTCCTTTGAGGTAATTATAACATAAATTAATAGGAGGTGATCAGTATGTACAATGCATATCAAGAAAAATTAAATGAGCCTGAAAATTGGATTGAGAGAAGTGATTTAAGAACTTTTGTAAAACTAGATGGATATGTAAAAAAATTCAATGATTACATTCAAGAATTAGAGAGTTTAGATAATTCTTATGAATTCATGCAGGGAACAACTGAAACTAATATGACTTTCCATAAAGTGAGAGTATATAACTACATAAATGAAAAAGAATTAAATAAAAGACGTGAAAAACGTAGAAAAGGAGCATAAATAAATGAATAAACTTAGGAAAAGAAAATTTAATACTTACTATTGGACTTGTGTTGTTGTGGCTATATGCATGCTAGTATTTAGCAATATTGAGTGGGAAAGGATTATATCAGGACTTATAGCTTCGATAGCTATTCCGTTTTATGGACTGGATGAAAGAGGAGCTTTCGCTTTCCCAGATGGTGATGAAGATGAATAAACTAAAGAAATTATTTGTTAGACGTGGATTTGAATTAATAGAAGGTATGAATGGTGAATTACCAGTAAAGGCAACGGTTCATAGTGCTGGAGTAGATTTTATTGCTAGTGCTGATATAAAGATTCCTGCTTTTAGATTTAAAGGTGAAGCAACATTAGTACCTACTGGAATAAAAGCTTTTATGCCTAAGAATGAATGCTTACTAATATTTGCTAGAAGTAGCTTACCTGTAAATCATGGATTAATCATGAGCAATGGTGTTGGTGTTGTAGATTCTGATTATTATAATAATCCAAAAAATGAAGGACATATAATGTTAGAGTTTAACAATTTAACTAATAAGCATTTAACGATAAAAAAAGGTGAGAGAATCGGTCAGGGGATTTTTTATAAAGTACCTAGAGTAAGTTATGGTGTTAAATTAAAAACAGATAAGCGAGGTGGAGGCTTTGGAAGTACAAACGGATCAAAATAAACAAAATTTTAATGAGGTTCAATTACAAATGTATAATCACGTTTTATATTATGGTGTAAGAATTGAACCTTATGTGAAAGATAAGTTTCCAAAAGAATACGAAACACATGAATTATTTGAAGTACTAGGTGCATATTTTACCAAAACAGCTAAAGTACTAAAAGAACTTCAATTAAAAGAGGAGTGATCATTAATGAATATTCCAAATTTCAGAGCTTATGTGGATAAAAAAGTATATAAAGTAGTTGGTTGGACGGGTGATTTTATCACGCTTAGTAGGAAATATGAAAGCAAGTATGTTCAATCAATAAATGTAAAGAAAAATGATGTAATTATAATGTATGGCAGTAATCTTAAAGATAAAAAAGGAAATGAAATTTTTAGTGGAGATATAGTTAAAAATTCTGATAAGGATATTGGGATAGTAAGGTTTAAAGATGGTACTTTTGAAGTGGATTTTAAACAGTATATTCCAGCTCAATTAGGATTAATAAATGATGATCTAGAAATAATAGGAGATATTCATAGAAATAATAAATTACTAGATAAAATTATCGATAAAGATAAAAGGGTAGTTTGCATGAATAAAGTTGAAAAAAGATTGTCCAGAAAAAGGAAAAGAACGCCTAAAAAAGACGTTCAATGATTAGTTAATTAAATTATAACTTAATAAATATAAAAAAGCAAGAGATTATAAACGTAAAGTAGGTGATAATTATGTTGCTATTTGATGAACAGCCAATAGTTTTTGATAGGACGTTGGCAAGAGAAATAGGTGATAGACACGCTACAGTATTGCAGCAAGTTCACTATTGGATAGAAGTTAATAGGAAAAAGAAAAATAAAGAAGTCTATAAAGATGGATATTATTGGACTTACAGATCTATTAAAAAATGGCACGAAGAAGAATTTGATTACTTATCATTCTCTACAGTTAGAAGAACATTCGATGACTTAATAGAGGATGGATATCTAATTACTGGAGAATATAATAAGTTCGGAGCAGATAGAACAAAGTGGTATAGGGTGAACAAAGATAAAATTAGTAAACTTTATGAAAAAATTACTAATGAAAAACATCTGTCAAAAATGACAAATGCAAATGCTCAAAATGAGCAAATGGAAAAGTCCAAAATGAGCAGTTCTGAAATGCTCAAAATGAGCCAACCTATACAAGAGAATAATAAGAGATTAAATAAAGAGAATATATCATCTCATCAATCAAATAATAATATTATATATGTTAATCAAAATGAAAAAGTGAATGAATTGAATGATTCAAAAAATATAAATGATAAGTCTTTTAGAAAATACAACACACAATATTTCAAAGACAGCTTTGGGTATTCCCGAGTCAGTAAGAATAAACAGGTAGAGCTTGATAAGTGGATTAAGTATGCAGTTGATATTTGCTTAATGCCTTCCGATGCAAAATTGTATGTTGGGAAAATGAGAGTAACAGCAGGAGAGTTTGCTCAAAGATTAAGTGAGTTGAGGCATGAGCATATTCAATATATCTTTGATAGATTAAGTCAAGTTAAGTATCCTACAAATCATCAGAAGTATATTCTGGCCGTATTGTACAATGCAAAAGAGCAATATGAGAGTAGCAAATCAACTTTTACTGGTGGAAATAATGCTCAAGGTAGATATGTACTTCCAATGCCAGATTATTTGCAAGAAAGAATGAATAACAGAAGTAGGAAGAGTAAAGAAAGAATTGTTACTGAAGATGATGAGGCAGCATATAATGCCTTAATGCAGGAATTACACGGAAAAGAACGCAGTGATGTTTGATGATAATTTCTAATTAGGAGGTTATCAATTTGGAGTTTGTTGAACCGTTAAGAACTCAAGAAGAACTAGATGCAATGAATTATTATTTTAAGAGTAGGAGTGAACGTGATTATTTACTTTTTTACATGGGAATAAATGTAGCGTTTAGGATAAGTGATCTATTAGGACTGAAAGTTGGAGATGTCAGAGGTAGAGATAAAGTCAGAAGACGTGAAATGAAGACTGGTAAGTTAAGAGAGATGATTATATTACCTAAATTAAAGCGAGTGTTAGAAGAATATTGTGCAGATAAAGAGGATGAAGAATATTTATTCAAGTCAACACGATATAAGAACTCTAATAGGCCAATAACGAGAACACAGGCTTATAGAATACTAAAGACTGGTGCAAGAGAGTGTGGCATAAAGAATATAGGTACTCACAGTTTTAGGAAGACATTTGGATATCATTTCTACAAGGAAAGTAAAGATGTAGTTACACTGATGAAATTATTTAATCATCATGATCCTAGTATCACATTAAGATATATAGGAATTGAGAGAGATGAGATGAGTAAAGCCGTTAAAAAATGGGGTGGTTTATAACCTCATTTTAAAAATAAATTCTAATATGTAACGATTAAGGAAAACATTACATTGTAAAAAATAGATTATATTTAAAATACTGGTAGTAGAGAGGTTAGAGAATATTTAACAGATGTAACACTTTATAAGATATGATACATACTTATTTAATAAATCAATCATTCAATCAATCATTCAAGAATAAAAATTAAAGGAGAATAATAAATGACTAATAACGTAGTTTTAATAGGAAGATTAGTAAGAGATGTGGATTTAAGACAAACATCTACAGGTAAGGAGATGACTTATTTTACTTTAGCAGTAAATAGAAATTTCAAAAATGAACAAGGAGAACAAGCTGCAGATTTTATCAGTTGTGTTGCTTTTGGGAAGACTGCAGAGAATATGGCACGATTTTTAAGTAAAGGTAGTTTAATAGCTGTAGAAGGTAGAATCTCTACAAGGAATTTCCAAGGTAATGATGGTAAGACTGTTTATGTTACAGAAGTAGTTGCAAGTGGCATAACTTTCTTAGAGAGTAAGAAACAACAAGGAAATACTACTCAATATGGCCAAGTGCAAAATAGTGGTTATAGTCAACAGGCTAATAATGGTTTCGGAGAGTTTGAAGAAAACTTTGATTTTGATATGGGATTTAATCCATTCAGAGAAGAATAATAAGAGGTGAAAGAATTTGGTTAGTGAGAAGTTTAAAGAATATGTTTTTATAGATGAAGAACATGTAATATTTTGGGGACGAATGGTTAGATATAGATTTCCTAACGGTTTTGGAGCTTCGGTTATAGAAAATTCAGAAAGTTATGGTGTAGAACTTGCAGTATTAGAGTTTTCTGAGTCAGAATATGGCTGTATAACAATGTCAACTGAAATAACAGATGATGTAATAGGTTTTATAGAGGATGAAGAACTAGATGAAATTTTAGAAAGGATATCAAGGTTAGGAGAAGATGGGAAAGAAGATAGTTAGGAATACTTTTGGTTACGCTAAACCAGGGCAAAAGAAATTAACTCGTAGTCAGGCAACTGAACTAGCAATAAGTGAAATTGAAGAAGGATATACTAGAAGATTACAGAGAGAGGTTAATCTTAAGGTTGCAGATTTCATAGGAGATTTTTGTCTAGCCTTAGCGTGGAGCTTGCGAGCAAATCATAATTATGGTGCAAAACGAATTGAAAGAACTATTAGAGAAATGTTTGAAGTAGTTAGTGATGCAAAAATGAAAGAAGCTGGTTACTTTTTATTTGATCTAAGTGAAACTAGAGAACAACTACTAGTTGAAACAGGATTAGATATTGAGCCAGTCATAGTAGACGAAGTAAATAAACATCTAGAGAGAGCAAAAGAGTTTGCAATAAAAAGTGGAGTTTTCAAGGAGAAAGTAGAGGTATAGAAGATGAAAAAAGTAGTAAACATTAATGAGATGATAGAAGTTGTAAAAGAGAAAACGGGGTGGAGTGAAGCTATTCTAGCAATAGAACTTAGAGTAGGTTCACAAAATATTACAGCGTGGAAAAGAGGAAGAATCCCAAGAAGTAAAAATTATAAGAGATTAAAGGAACTATATGAGAGTTTAATCAGTAAAGAAGAGAAGATTAGTAAGCAAGATGAAAATAAGGACAGTGGATTAAGACAAGAATTATTAAATAAACTTGCTGAGGCTGATGAACGCTTAAATAAACTTGCGAGTGATCAAGAAGTTTGCTATAAAAATTTAGCTATGGTAAATGCTCAAATTACAGCGTGGAATCATGAAAGACATAAATTAGTAAAACAATTAAAAGAATTGGTAGGTGCATAAAATGAATAAAAGACAAGCTAAAAAATTAGAATTAAAGAATGAAATAAGTGATATTAAGAAAGATTATAAGTTACAAGATAAAAAATTAGAAGCCTTAAACATAAGAGGAGATAATTTTTTTGAAGAGACTAAAAAATTAATGGAGCAATTCAAAAAGCAAGAAAAACTTCTAGAAGCAACTAAAGATAGTTTTTCTAATCTTCTACAAGTTCAAACACATTTAGAACTTGAGAATAGTAAAAGAGCAGATGAAATGAAGGATATTATAGAAAATCAAAAAGAACGAATCCATAAGCTAGAATATAGTGTATTTGGAATGGCAATTTTAATGATTATAGTATTTGTTTTAGAGGTGGTTAAGTGGTTAGTATAAGAAAAATAAAAATGTTAGAAAGAGCTTTGATGATTTGTTCAGGAGTAGTTATTGTTTTTACAATTGGAGTGATTGTTGGGATATATACTTCTAGTAAGAATTTAGAAAAACTTGCAGATGAAAATATCAAACAACAACAAACTATACAGCAGCAAAAGGAACGTATTAGACAATTGCAATTACTTAAACAATATAAGGAGATTTATGGGTAATGACAAGAAATAAATTAATCGATTTAAACAACCATTTATTCGAAGCTTTAGAAAGAATTAATGATGATAAGTTAGAAGGCGACAAACTTCAAGAAGAAATGAATAGAGCAAAAACAATAACAATGATAGGAAATACAATTATCAACAATGCTAATCTAGCTTTAGAGGCTGAAAAATACAAAAATGAGTTTGGTAGAGGAGCAACTTTGCCATTAATGATTGAAAATGGGAAATAGTGGAAGTTTTAAAAAAGGTCAGATTCCCTGGAATAAAGGTAAAACAGGATATATGGGGGCTAATAAAACTAGTTTTAAAAAAGGTAATTTACCACATAATACTAGAGAGATGTATTCAGAGAGATTGAGTAAAGACGGATACATTGAAATTAAAGTAGGGTTAAATAAATGGATCTCTAAACATAGATATGTATGGGAACAGCATCACAAAAAAGAAGTACCTAAAGGCAAAGTAGTAATATTTCTAGATGGAAATAATAGAAATTTTGAAATAGAAAATCTAAAACTTATTTCTAGAGGTGCATTATTGATTTTAAATAATAGATACAAGCACATAACAAAAGATAGAGAATTAATGAATTCATGTGTAGATTTAAGTGAATTAATTATATCTTTGAAAAAGAAAGAGAGTAATAAAGCGTGAAAATTGATATTAGAGGTGAGTATGGAT